ATCTTATATATGCAATGGACTATCTGTTTGATGTAGAAAAGTATCCGTATATTGATGACAATCTAATAGATGGATTAGTCAATACTGCTAAAGTAGTGATACATGAAAAGCGAGTTGGCTACACAAGTATGGAGTGGTCAATGGAACAGATTAAGATGGTGCAAACTACAAAATACAAACCATCTTATAGTATCTCTAGGATTAATTGGGGTGGGTCGATACAATACTTACCACACATCTTTGAGAACTTGAGTGAAGCACACATATGGCTCAACCATAACTACCAATACGTGCCTCGTTCACTTGACATTAACGAGTAATTTTGATATAACTATTTACATAAGCAACGTCATAAAGAGGAGAAAAAAATTATGGCTTTAGATTTTACAAATATTATTGATTTACCTGACTATTTACAATTCAATGTGGGGTACGAGCCTACACGAATGAAAGACAAAAACTATGTTATCAATCAAGAAACAGATGAGGTGATTGGTATCGTGGGCAACAACTTCAGTTGTGGTACGCATCAAGAGTTTACTAACAGTTTTGCTCAACCATTGTTTGACAAGTTGTCAGATGATGATGTGAAAAGTATGGAGATGAACATACGAACTGCTAGGAATAATGCATTTATGATGCTAGACATTAGCTTTCCTACAACTAAGACTACCATCACAACAGATAGAATGTCACAAGATGTGGGTTTGCGTATCATAGCATTACATGGTGTGGATGGTTTGTGTTCTAATCAAGTGTATTTTGGTACGATTGATTTCTTCTGCACGAATGGTCAAATCATGGGTGAGCATGACAAGGTGCGTAAGAAGAACACAAGTGGCTTTCGTATGCATGATTTTCTAAGTGAGATTGAGAACATGGACTTTGATTTCAAACGACACACTGCCAAGTTACAGGAGTGGGCGAATACAAGTTTGCCACGTAACAATGTTGAACCTGTGCTTTGTTCCTTGATGAAGTCTGAACGTATGCGTATTAGAATGCACGATTTATATAAGGAAGAAGCACACAAGCGTGGCGATAATCTATATGCGTTATACAGTGCGTTCACAAATTACAGTACATACGCAGATGAACGTAATGGTTTCAAAGAGAGAAACACAGGCAAGGACACAAAGGCTGTGACCATGTGGAAACGAGAGGAAGAAGTGTCTAAGTGGGTATCTTCACCACAGTTCAAGGCTCTGACTAATGCATAGTGAGTACTTGAAACAAAAGATGACACATGTTGAGTGCAATCATAAGGGTTGCACTTCAACTAACGCAGTAGTAATCATGGACAAGATACCTTATTGTGCTGAACATGCTTACTACAGACAAACAGGTAGAATTTTATATTTAGATATGAGAGAGGACAAAAATGAGTAATATACATAATGATGCTTTGAGAGAGCAAATTAATGATGAGATTATGGTGACAAGCACACAAGATCTTATTGAACAAGTGGCTAGTATGGGCAACAACCTATTGATTAATCAGCTAGATAATGTTATAGATAAGTTGTTAGAACATAAGTTTGAGGAGCAAGCAAGATGATAACATTAGATAAGTTGACTGCCCTATACAACAAGTGGGGTGATGAGCAAGGACTTCAGCCTTTGAGTTGTGCGTTTGAAGAGAGGTACTTTCACGAAGAGGGTAGGTTTAATACAGCACAGTTATTATGGCTAGAGAAGTTTATACGAGTTTGGGATTATGCACAGGAGAAAGAATATGGGTGAGATACTAACGAGTAGCATACAAGCTACAGATATAGATCGTAAGATATACAAACTCTTTGATCTATTCCATGATCACGAGGGCGATACTTATACAACTTCATTTGAAGTGCCTAACTTACATGATCAGATAATGACCTATGACAATGGCAATCCATTAGAGTTCAACATAGGTTTGATCGTAGGATCAAGTGGGTCAGGTAAGTCATCAATCTTGAAACAGTTTGGTGAGGAATACAAACCTGTATGGGTCAAAGATATGTCAATTGCTAGTCATTTTGGTGATGTAGACAATGCTATTGAGAGATTGAGTGCAGTTGGTCTCAATAGTGTGCCTACATGGGCAAAGCCTAGACATGTCGTATCAAATGGCGAGGGTTTCAGGGCAGACTTGGCACGTAAGTTAACTTATGGTGCAGTCATTGATGAGTTTACATCAGTAGTCAATCGTAATGTAGCTAAGTCATGCAGTGCTAGTGTGGCTAAGTACATACGTAAGCAAGGACTATCGCACATTGTATTTGCATCGTGCCATGATGATATTATAGATTGGCTTGAGCCTGATTGGGTATACAACACAGACACAAAACAGCTTGTGTCGAGGGGGTCTCAAAGGCGATGGGTCAGACCCACAATTGAGCTTAGTATTTACAGATGTCAGCGAGACAAATGGGAAATGTTTAAGAACCATCACTATCTAAATCACAAGCTACCACATGCTACTCGTTCATGGATAGCTAAGTGGGGGGATGAACTTGTAGCATTCGCATCATCTATATGTCTCCCCGGTCGTACCCCCGGTTTATACGAGGGTGACATTCGTATGAAGTGGCGAGAGTGTAGGACAGTATGTTTGCCTGACTTTCAAGGTATTGGTTTAGGTACACGATTGTCTGATACAATTGCTGACATGCATATAGAACAAGGCTTACGATATTTTTCTAAGACTAGTCACATACGCATGGGAGAGTATAGGCAGAAGTCACCTTTATGGAGACCGACTGCTACAAACTTGGTGGATAGATCAAAGAGTGGCAACAGTAAGAGTTGGCATCACTTTCCACTAGAAAAGAAACGCATATGTTATTCACATGAGTACATAGGCGAGAACAGGAAGTCTTACGATCCTAAATGGTTAGAGGTATACAATGCAAGTAAACAAAATCAAGTGCAGTAGTGAGTTGATGCGACAGAGGAATACACCTAATGAAGAAGCATTCAAAGTTACACTACAGGGTTTGACTTTGAATGAGGTTGAAAAGGTGGCAGAGTTTGTCACAAATGTTTTAATGAAGAATAGAAATCACATGGCATATAAATATGGGAGAATGTATGAATGAAACCATATCACAATGAGGGATTTGGATTGTCCTTTTTAGCAATAGTATTTTTCATGTTGGTATTTCCGGCTATTATTTTATTTGTATCAATGGGTACGTGGGATACATTCGTTAGGATGCACATACCTGATGGTGATTGTTGGGAGAATGCCAAACACGAGAGGGTATGTAAGCAAACTGCAAACTGTAAAATAGGGAGAAATTTCTGTGAAACACGATAAAAATGAAATATTAATAGATTATTATTTACAAACTGCGATATTAAAAATCAGGGAAGAGTACGAATTAAAGTATGATTCACGAGCTTTAGCTCCTGATCGTTTAGAAATATTGCAAAGACATCCTGATCTTGTGATTGCTATCTTCAATCATTTAAGTAGAACTAAAGCTAAGATTAGTGAAGAGTTCAAGCTCGACATGGAAGTTGAGGATGATCTATTGGACGACTAATAGGTGGAGAAGTTTACTATTTATTATAGTAATTGCCTATTTGTGGGAGTTGCATATTGAAAAAAGATTTATTAGTATGTGGCACTACCCAAAAGTTGTAATTTGTGGAGATGAACATGAAAAAAATCAAGATAGTGCGTGTAAATCCAATCGCAAAAGTTATGCTGAGTGATCGGAAGTCTCCACAGATTGTGCCACCTAAAAAAGGCAAGAAAAAACCACATAAACGTGTGAAGTTTAATATAAGGAGTGACCAATATGACACAGAGATATAGGAATGTACATAGAGATCCTCGTGTTCTTATTAAAATGATGGAAGAAATAAGTGGTATCTTACCTGTGCATGTTACACATGAAGATGTAATTAGAATGGTTCTTTTATTTGTATCTAATTACGCATATGATTCATTTTCTGCTGAAGAAATATTGACATGTGCATTAGAAGATGTTAGAGAAATGTATGATAAATGGGGAGATAGAAATGTTATCACTTGTGAAGTATGGCAATGATGATTTACCTTACGATATTAAATCATTCTTAGATGAAATAGGTGTGCGTGAAACAGTTACCATTATAAAAGAGGAGTTACCACGCATTGAATATGACATTTGGCTACCATCCTGTAAGGGTGAAGAGCCACCATTTTAAATTAGGAGATATTATGAACAAGAAAATACCAAAACATACTAAAGTAGTACGTGATTCTGATGGAAGTACATGGTGGGAGTACAATCCACCTATAAAGGCAGTAGTGGTGGGCATTGTACATCCCATGAGATGTGAAGCAAATCGCTATGCATCCTACAATAAGATACAGGAGCAGAATATTAAGCTAGATAAGTGGCAAAAGTTCGTTATTGCACAGAAAATACCAACTGACAAAAGCACACTTTATGCTCTATTTAGATTTTATCAAACTACACACAGTTTCAACAAGTTACGTGAGCAAACTAAGAGAGATTATCGCAATGTTATGCACAATGGCTTGATGACTAAGATAAAAGGTGGCAGAACGCTACAAAATGTTAAGCTAGGCAAGCTATGTAGGTCAGATATCAAGTCAGCATACGAGAAATGGCTAGAGAGAGGGGTGAGAACTGCTAACATTACCCATTCTGTACTGCGTAAGGTACTAAATGTCGCACTTGAGTACGATATTATCGTGGCTAACCCTTGTTTGGGCATAGAAAAACAAAAAGAGATGGCTAGGAAAGTAGTTTGGACACAAAAAGAGGTGCGATTGTTCCTAGAAACTGCATATAGCAAGTGGAAGTGGAGAAACATAGGCTTAATTACACACATGGCTTACGAATGGGGGCAAAGAGTGGGTGATATGCGTGAGTTGAAGTGGTCATGTGTCAATTTAGATGACAAAGTTTTGACACTTGAGCAATCTAAACGTAGATCAGAGGTGTTTTTACCTATTTCTGATGATTTAGCTCGCATGTTAAAGCAACAACATGAAGATTGGGGGTGGCAAGAGTACGTTGCACCTAATGTATCTGCGTATAAAGGTGTATATCGACCTTATGATAAAACACAAATATCTACAAAAGCAAATGAGATCAAAGATAAGTGTGGGTTGTCACCTGATCTGAGGATCATGGACATGAGAAGAACAAAAATCACAGAGATGGTTGAGGGTGGTGTTGATATAACACAAATCATGTCAGTAAGTGGGCATCAGAACGTACAATCGGTTACTCCATATGTAAAACACACACTAAAATCAGCAAAAAGTGCGTTGTCTAAGACACAATCATTAAATTTTTATAGCGATGGGTCTTGACAAAATGAGATTTGTAGTTCATGTACATTATAAGTGGAGCATCTAGATGTTTATAAATACATATATAAATGATTTACACATAAGTGAGGGCGATAGTTATCGTGGTGATTGTCCTTTATGTAGAGGAAAGAATACATTTACTGCTACCAAGATGGATGGCACTATTGTGTTTAATTGTTATAAAGTATCATGTGGATCAAGAGGTAAAGTATCTGTGGGATTAAATCGTGAAGACATATATAATCTTATGAATAAGTCAGGTGAGTTGCCATATGGTAAGTCAGAGGAGTTTGAGTTGCCAACTTATGTGACGCATGATCTAAGCAAACCTATCATCAAGGCTTTCATGTCTAGGTGGGGATTGCATAAGAACTTATCAGCATCCTATGTGATGTACGATGTAAAAGATGATCGTCTTGTTTTTCCTCTTCGAGACGAGAATGGTACACTCATAGATGCTATAGGACGTAGCTTAGTTGGGGGGCATCCGAAATGGCTACGTTACAGTGGTAGGGCAGACTACTACGTGCAACATACGTGGGGGAGAAAAAAGAAAGCAATCATAGTTGAGGACGTTGTGTCATCTCTAGTAGTCTATGATTGTTTTCCTGATGTCGATGGTGTTGCCATATTGGGTACTAATCTCAATCATCGACACATTGATTTTTTGTCTAAGTATGAGCATTGTGTAGTTGCCCTAGACCCTGATGCGAGGAGTAAGACAGTTACTTATACAAAGGAATTAAAAAATTATGTTCCTGAAGTAACTGCTTACCCCTTGACAGATGATATAAAATATAGGAAAGTTGAAGACATAGACGGATTAAGAGAGGTGTTAGCATGACAGAGTTGGCTTTAATACGATCACTCATGGACAAGAAGTTCTATGATGAACATAAGGGTGCTAAGTCACCTGATAAAATATTTTCAAAGGATGTTGTTAAGATTAAGCAAGTGTTAGACTATTCAATGAAGAAGTATGAGAAGAGTTTGACTGTAGATGAACTACAGGCTTTGTTTATGGCAAACAATCCTACAATGACAACTGCTAATAGACAGGTTTATACAAACTTGTTTTCTAAATTAAGCAAACAACAGCTTATGGACAAGGACATAGCTAGTGATGTTCTATCTAGTTTGTTTAGGCAGACGTTGGGCGAGGAGATTGCAAACATAGGATTTGACTATGTAAATGGTTCAACTAAATCACTAGAGCCTCTACGTAAGATAATACATAAGCACAATGATGACTTTCTACCTAATCTAGAGATTGTTTGGGAAGACATAAGTGTGGAAACTCTCCTACGTTTAAACAACCTTGAAGCTAAGTGGAAGTTTAACTTACCCACTCTCAAACAGAGAATAGAGGGCATCAGCGATGGGCATTTGGTTATGATTGGTGCAAGACCTAACACAGGCAAAACATCGTTTCAGGCATCAATTTTAGCAGGTCCGGGTGGATTTGTAGATCAGGGTGCAAGATGTGTCATACTCACAAATGAAGAAGCATATCACAGGGTTGGTATTCGCTACATGAGTGCGGCAACAGGAATGAGTAGAGATGAAATAAGAGCAAATCCCTCTAAAACACAGATGCTATACAAGAGAGTGTTAGATCGCTTATCAATTAAAGATTGTACAGATAAGTACATGGACTATGTTGAGTTAGTTATTAGGGCAGTTAAGCCTGATATTGTTGTGTTGGATATGGGTGACAAGTTTGCTATGCGTACAAGTGATAAGTCTGATGTGTATTTGAAAGATGCAACAATACATGCTAGAAACATGGCTAAGATATATAACTGTGCAGTAATATGGATGAGTCAGTTATCTGCTGAAGCAGAGGGCAGAGTCACACCTAATCAATCCATGCTTGAGGGTTCTAAGACAGGAAAAGCGGCAGAAACAGATTTGATGTTACTGTTATCTAAAGATCCCATGCTTGAGGGCGAGGAAGAAACAGATATAAGACATATTGTTGTATCTAAGAATAAATTGAATGGGTGGCATGGTACAGTTACATGTCGCTTAGATAAAGATAAGTCACATTACATACCTTGAGGATAAGATGAAAATAGTAGTTGATGTAGAAAACACAGTAATAACTAGAGATGGCAAGCTACACCTTGATCCATATGAACCAACTAATACATTAACGATGGTTGGTATTGGTGATGCAAATGGTAATGGTGAGCCACAGGTATTTACTTTTGACCATGCAGAGAAAGAAGCAGACGATGTAAGCAAACTGAAAGCTATATTAAAAGATGCTACATTATTAATTATGCATAATGCACAGCATGATTTACAATGGCTGTGGAATTGTGGATTTGAATTTGATTGTGATATATATGATACTATGTTGGCTGAGTATGTCTTATGTAGAGGAGTCAAAAAAGGGGGTGTATCACTTGATAAGTGTGCAGAGAGATATGAGTTGCCATATGGTAAGTCAGACACTCTTAAAGAGTACTTCAAAAAAGGATACACAACTAGAGACATACCTCATGCTGAATTAAGTAATTATCTTAAAGATGATATACGAGTTACTCGTTGTCTTTATTGGGCATTGTTTAAGAGATATCAGGATCAAGAGAATAAAACTCTACATAAGGTATTAGATGTTACAAACAAGGTATGTAAGACATTAACTAGAATGTATATGAATGGCATGAAAGTTGACGAGATGGAATTGGAGAGAGTGCGTCACGAGTTTGAAAAGGAAAAAACAGACATAACTCTTGATTTATCAGATCAAGTTCGTATCTTAATGGGTGATACACCAATTAACTTAAATAGTCCTGAACAGTTATCTCAAGTAATATATAGTAGAAAAGTAATAGACAAAAAGATTTGGGGAGAAGAGTTGTTTCAACAAGTAAAAGATAAAAAGTCTTTCAATGATTGTGTAGAACAGAATACTACTCCTATGTATAAAACTAAAGCTATTCAATGTTCTGAGTGTAAGGGCAATAAAAAAGTATATAAGATTAGAAAAGATGGTACACAATTTAAAAAACCTAACATATGTAAGAAGTGTTTAGGTGAGGGATATCTATTGATACCATCCCAAAATATTGCGGGGTTACGATTTAAACCTACAAGTAAATCTTGGGTAAGTGCTAATGGTTTTTCTACTGCTAAAGGTGATCTTGATGTACTACAGAATCAAGCATTAGCTCATAACTTAATTCCACAATCTAAGTTCATATCTAATGTAAAGAGATTGTCTGCGTTAGACTCTTACTTATCCTCTTTTGTTCAAGGCATTAAGACATTTACAAAACAGGATGGGTTCTTACATGTTGGTCTAACTCAACATATTACATCTACAGGAAGATTTAGTGGACGTAATCCTAATATGCAGAATATGCCTAGAGGTGGCACGTTTCCTGTAAAAAAGGTATTTGTGTCACGTTTTGATAATGGACAGATACTTGAAGCTGACTTTGCACAATTAGAGTTTAGAGTTGCGGCATTTTTGTCACAAGATAAAGTTGCTATGGAAGAAGTAAGAACAGGATTTGATGTACATAGTTATACTGCAAAAGTTATATCAGATGCGGGACAGCCTACGAGTAGACAAGTAGCTAAGATGCATACATTTGCTCCTTTGTATGGGGCAAGTGGGTATGGAAGAACAAAAGCAGAAGCAGAATACTATAGACATTTTAATGAAAAATATAAGGGTATTGCTTCTTGGCATCAGAAGTTAGCTGATGAGGTAGTTGCTACAAAAAGAGTGACCATACCATCAGGTAGACAATATGAATTTCCAAAAGCTGAAAGGAGAATGAATGGCAGTGTAAGTTTTTTTACTATGATTAAGAATTATCCTGTACAGGGTTTTGCAACAGGATGTATTGTTCCGATAGTATTATTGGAATTTGAGAAATTGTTAGGAAATCTACAGAGTTGTTTAGTAAACACAGTACACGATTCAATCGTTGTTGATGTACATCCTAACGAGGTGGATGAAGTGATAGCGGCAGTAGCACACCTAAATCAAAATCTGCACGACATCATCCACCAATACTATAATATTGATTTTAATGTGCCATTACTATTAGAAGCAAAAATAGGTAAAAATTGGCTTGACACGAAAGAAATTTAGTGTATAACTATAGATTCTATAAAAGTCGAAAGTGAGGATATAATGACTACCAATATAGTAACACAAGATAATATGAATACATACAATGCTGAAATGGCAAAGATAATGGGTGTAGCTGATGATGATGATTCATCTGAAACTAAAACATCTACACTTGCTAGAGTAAAAATAATACATGCTCCAATTATGGGTATGAAAACTATTGATGGCGAGGAGACAGAAACTGTTGTTGTCAAAGGTGGTTCGTACTCTATACAAATGCCTGACGACAAGATTGTCTATGGTAGCAAACTAACATTGAGACCATTCATGCAAAGATACATGTACAAAAAATATGTACAGGGTACTGATGCAGATAATCCCGGCTACTTTGTAAAGACAATCATGGCTGACTCTTTGAATCAAGACCTTAAAGATACACATGGTGGTTACAACTGTGGTAAACCCGCAGGATATATCAAAGACTTCAAGGCACTTAGTGAGGATATGCAAAAGCTTATACGTACAATTAAACGTGTGCGTGTTATATTTGGATTAGCTGAACTTACTAATCCTGTTGATGAGCATGGTAAAAAGGTTACTGATCTTATGGCAAACACTCCTGTTATCTTTGAAGTGGACAATAGGACTAGCTTTAAAACATCAGGTGAGCCTTTTGCATCTTTAGCTAAACGTAAGCATTTACCTATACAACATCTTATTGATTTTACAACTGAAGTACAAGAGCTACAGACAGGTGGCAAGTATTATACAATATTGACTAAGTTGCAATCAGCTACATTGAATGTAGAAAAAGAAGATGCTGAAACACTTCAGTCATTTCTAGATTGGATCACTAATTACAATAATTATGTTACAACTAGCTTTGATGAAAAGAGAGGTAACTCTGTATCAGAAGAAGAAGCAGAGATTATTGATCAAATCGTGGGGAATGATTTACCTGAAATTGAGGTAGCCTAATGAATCATCCTGTTGAACTGTTGGCTCAAGCTTATCTTAAAGATATCGTTGATAACAAAACCAAGATGGACTCTGACACTATCGAAACTGTTGTTAATGATATAAGAGATGCCTTGCACCGACAGTTTGCGGGAGAGACACGACAAGAGTTTAGATTAAGACCATCTAACTTGGGCAGACCTAAATGCCAACTATGGTTTGAGAAGAACAAGCCTAGTAAGGGATCAGATCTGCCCTCTAACTTTGTCATCAATATGTTTCTAGGAGATGTTGTTGAAGCAGTATTCAAAGGCATCTTACGAGCCATGAAAGTTGAGTTTCAAGATAATGGCAAGATTGATATAGACGTAGAGGGTGAAAACATTACAGGCGAATACGATCTTATATTAAATGGCAAGGTTGATGACGTTAAGTCAGCATCAGCTTGGTCATATAAGCATAAGTTTGATAATTATAGTAGTCTAGCAGAGCATGATGCATTTGGTTACATACCACAATTAGCTATCTATTCAGAGGGTACAGGTGCTGATGTAGGTGGTTGGTGGGTAATCAACAAAGGCAATGGCGAGTTCAAGTATGTATCAGCAGAACAGATGGACAAAGATGCTGTAATGAAAGAAGTTAGATCAACAGTTGCTTACATAAGTAATGATGAGCCTTTTGAAAGATGTTATGAACCTATTCCTGAAACATATAGAGGAAAAGAGTCAGGCAACATGGTCTTACCTAAAGAGTGTCACTTCTGTAAATATAAGTATGATTGTTGGGATAATATACAGGAACTACCATCTAAAGTGTCTCAAGCTAAAGAGCCACCGATGGTTGAGTATATTTCACTAGTATGAAAAGGAGACACAACAAACGCAAGTATCGTAGTGGTCTAGAAGAAAAAGTAGCTGAGTTTATACAAGAGCATGAATCATGTGTTCGTTATGAAGAGTTCAAGATCAAATGGACAGATGTGCGTTTTAGAGTGTATACTCCTGATTTTGTTTTAGATAATGGTATCATCATTGAAACAAAAGGACTATTCACTAGTGAGGATCGCAGAAAACATATTGAAGTACAAAAGCAACATCCTGAATTGGATATTCGATTTGTCTTTACAAATGAAAGAAGTAAACTATATAAAGGTAGTAAGACAACTTATGGTATGTGGTGTGATAAAAACAATTTTAAATATGCAACGAGGATTATACCTCTTAAATGGTTAAAGGAAAAAAGTAATGTATCAACTAGGAAGAGATGACATAGCACTTATGTTCTTTTGTGAAGACGATAAGAATGGTGAGTGGAATGGTAGCTTTGATATTAAAATGTACTGTGACTATAAAAACAAGTATGGTAAACAGCATGTAGATGATATGAAAAGACTCATGGGATTATTAGCTACATGTGTTCAGTTGATTGCTGAAGATGAGAACTTTAAACTTACAGTACATGATGAATATGAGAAAAGAGAAAAAGCTTTCCATGAACAGCAAGCACATAGTATCATGGACAAACATGACGAGTTAGAATCAAAAGTAAAAGATAATCCTAAGATTATATCTAGAAAGGGAAATGTTATTAAAGTTGATTGGGGGCAAGTATAATGGCTATAGAAGAGTTTAAAGGCAAGTATACAGAGGATGCATTTACACCTAACTTAGAAGACATGGTTAACAATCCACCTCATTACAATCAGCATGGTATAGAATGCTTAGATGCAATACGAGCCGCAACAGGTGAGGGGTATCAGTACTATTTACAA